ATGGCGAATTGACCTCAGTTTCCCGAGGGTATGCGCCACTTCGCGGTAGATTGACCACGTGTTACTGAGCCGTACGCCGCCCAACGAAGCCGTTGAGCAAACTTGGCAACTGATGGTAGCGTACTACCAGCTTTTAAAATTCCACCAGTTGTTCCCAAAGGAGCTGCAGCGGTAGCCGTTGTAGCGGCACCCTCAGTAATATGAGCAGAGACTGCATTTATACCTAGAGAATTTAATTGTTGTTTTGGTCTAATCATCTCAAAACTATATTCAACATACAGTTCACCAATTTCAGCGGAACCCACTTGAGAATTAGTAATAAATTGAAATAATCCTACATCATAGAATTTAGACTGACTGCTATCCGTAGCAGGAGCAGCTAGATTAGCACTGGGATTAACAAAGAAAGTTGTGAGTGGATTAAATCCTCGCTTATCACCTTTCTTGCTATTGACCTGATGCACCATACGTGCATAGGGGGCACCTTTAACGGCACCACAGTAGTTTTCAGCTGATGTATCATCAATAAAAGCAGCATCAGAAACATCATAGTTTGTCACCATAATGTTCTTCCCCGCTCCCTGGTTACTACCACTTGCTGTATAAGCTTCTGTTTCAAACAAAAACCTAAGTTTTCTAATTCGATAACATTCATACTTAGCAGCAATCCCTGAAAAGATAGGAAACATAAGTGTGTTTCCAGGATTAATATATAATGACTGATTTACAAAACCAGTTGAACCATTTATATTCATAATCTTTTCTCTCCTCATCACAAACTGATCTACAATAGAATCATTATTAATAACAACTCTACCAGTATTCAGACCGTCAGAGACAGCAAAATCGGCACCACCGGCACCTTTTCTACCCCTTCTTCTTCGGGATTTTGAGGTATTACCTTGAGACATCGCAGGAGCACCTCTTGCTCGGCGATTACGTCTCCGTCTACTACGTTTAGACGCTTTTGCTTGCTTAAGCATATTGCCATAAGCAGCAGCATTGGCTACAGGGCCAATTCCCTTTGATTTTGACTTTCTTTTTGTCATTTCAATTTTATAAGGTTGATTGAATTGAGGCCACCCTATAAAAGAAAAGCAAGAAAAATCAAACTAATGTTACAATTTGTAACCCAATTTCATACATCTCAAAATTGAAATCGGGAACAGGACTTTGACCTTCTTCTGCTAAAAACAATTGTCGCAGTTCAGAATCAGTCTTGTAAACACTGTAAACTTCATTAAAAGTAAACATATCATTAGGATTATTAACATCACGAGGAGCATGCAATTCAGTATAATATTTTCTTGTCAACCAAGTAATATAACTCTGCAATAAAGCTCTACATTCATCATCGAAAAATGATTCAATTCGTAATGCACAAGCACGTAATAGAGACCACCTGACATTATCAGGTTGATTATTGTGAAAAGCCATGGAACACATGACCTTATCTCCTTCAGGCATAGGAACAACTAAGTTCTTAACTTTCCTAAAAGAAGTGGATAAGAAGGAACACTCTTCTAATTTACGAGGAGCATAAGAATCAGTTTTGGTTGTTACACCAATTCCTGTCCAAACTCTTGCTATATTAGTAGCATTATAAATGGAAACGGCTTTGTCACTAACAGTAAAGGTATTATCATCACCAGTTAGAGCAGCTTCGACTTCATCCATAAATTCTTCGTAAGAAGTTTCTTCTTCATTTTCTTCCATCAACAATAACCAGGCATAAGCCTTTAATCTAAATAAGATAACTGTATTATCCACAATTGTATTTGGAGAACCACTGGGATTACCAGTATTCTTAGTAACAACATCACCATCAGTGGTAATAATTACTGTATCTACAATTTCCTTATAAAGATTTTGAATTCGATTCCAATTTTCAGGAGTTTGAAATTTGGGTTTAAGCATGCGAAATCTAAATTCCGCCATTCCTAACATTGCCTCTCTAAACAAAGACGAATCATATTCTGACTCATCCAGTTCAAAAGCATTAGGATGTTTATTTAAACGCTTAAATAATTTATTCCAACCCAAACGAAATTTTGTTGCACCAACAAAACTCCAATGTTCTCCAGCAGAATTATAAAACTTTTCATTTTGATCACCAAAAAGTTTTGTACCAGCATAAACAACTTCAACAGGAGCACCAACAAAGGTTCTCAAAAGATTCTTAATAATCTTATCTATTTTGCGAAGTTCTTCTTTAACATTATTAGTCCAAGGGACAGCACGACAAACCTCTTCACGGAGATCCATCCAATATTTGAGACAGTGGTCTTTTGAACCACCCCACTCAAAGAAATCTTTCTTAGATTTCATACCGTCAAATTGAGTCCAAGGATAACCTGCACTAGCAACTTTATTAATTTCTGCAACAACATCTTCATGATCTTCCCAAATATCAGAATCTCGCATAGCACCAAAATGCTTTTCTGCCCAGGTTAGAGTCAAATCCCAAAAATCCTTTCGAATAGTGGGTTGTATTTTATCATACTTTTTCAAACTCATATAACCAGCAGCAGCATTAGGCTGAGCGAGCCTATAATTGTGAAATAATTTAGAAGGTGCTTTTCCATAGATTTCTCTAATGTACTCAGCAAAATAAGGATCATCAGCATTCCGCATCTTCTCAGGCACAAACCTTCGAACGCGGCCGCACAACCTCATATTATGACAATTAGCCAAATACTGTTTTGCGCGTTGTGATGGCCCCTCTCCAAACGATTTACATAGATTTTGCAAACGAACAGGATAATTACTCATCATATCGTCCACATCTACGAACCGAACTTGGGAGGGGCTTACTGAAAATTTTGATTTCCAAATCCACTGAGAATTGAATCAGTGAATTCATAGAAACCATTTTCTTTCTTATCAACTCCTCCACTTCTATGTATTCCAACACAATATCCATCTTGAGAAAACAAACCAGCACCACAGTTTCCATTAACTGAATTCACTGTATGATAATCTTCACCTTTATAATGTCCCATATCGAACATATTTTCAGGATGTTTCACTGCTAGAGTTAACCTTTCATTCATTCGAGGTTTTCTAAAAGATACTTGAGGAATTCCTTTAATTTGTTCAGGAATTCGGAAACTTAATAAATCTCCAATCTCATTTTCACTTTCAACTTTAACAGTTTTCTTATCAATTTCTTGTTTCTTATCTTCATATTCAATAAAGAGTTTAGATGAACTCATAACTCCATGATCAATTGTAGTAAGGCGATTACGCCCAGCTGTACAATGTAATAAGAATTGGTTATGTTCATTATATAACTTATAAACAAACTTATGGAAAGGTAAATCACCTTTAGATTGCTTTCCATCCAATAAAGA